ATGGATTAGAAGGAAAGGAAGTACTAAGTTCAGAAATTACAACAATGATGGATGTACTTGAACCTCCATCAGAAGGATTATATGAAAACTCCACGATCGATGTTCTTGGAAAGAATAAGAATGTTTATGTAAAATCACTACATCCTGAAAGATTACCAACAGGATATGAAGATATCGTAACAGAGGTTATGGGACATAATAGTGGAATGATACCTACATCAACATCATATGGAACAAAACTCTACACTGACGTCTTAAAGGTGAATGGGAAACATGATGTCTTAGCAACTCAGTTTCAACCGTATGGAGAGAAGTTGGGGGAAGTAGATGATAAAGTTCTTACTCAAATTACAGACCATTTACAAACTCGATATGAAACCATATATAACACAAACAAGAATATTCCGCCTCCAACTTTCGATGAGGCTGTCAATGGATATCCTGAGCATCATCCTCTGTATAATAAAGTTAACCGCCTAGAAATGGATTCATCAGCCGGATATTACTTTAAGTCAAAATATAACATTACGAAAAAGAGGGAATTTTTTGAACTCAAAGAAAATAAATGGGTGTTACGAGAAACACCAGCGGCAAGTGACTTGAAGGAACGTACATTGGCTGTATATGATTATTTAACACTGGGAATAGCATACCAAACAATTACACAAGTATGCCTAAAAGGAGAACTCCGACCTGTTGAAAAAGTCCAAGCAGGAATTATTCGAACATTTGATAGTACAGACGCTAGCGTGGTTATTGCTCATAGAATGATGTTATTGAACGCTGTAACATCATTCCGAGACCCATCATCCCGAGAAAGAGGTGCTCCACAAATAGGCCAAAATGCACTCCTTAGTTTTCCCGAATATGTCAAACGCTTTAAAGGAAAGAAGTTACTTCAACAAGATTTCAAGCAATATGATCGACGCTTACATCCCAAGATTGTTCAGAAATCTTATTATCTTGCACTTATCGTTGCCGGTCAATCAAAGGAAAAGGCAAATATTATTGCAAATGCGATGACCTTACAAACTTGCTATTCTTATAAACTGGTTGGCAATCATTTATGTCGAACACATCAAGGCATATCATCTGGAATGTATTTCACTTCACTTGGTGATTCAATAGCTAACGAAATAATGATGTACTATGTACTAATGAAGGACACTAAAAATACACCTGCATGGATTACGGCAAACTTTGATCCTATTATTTTAGGAGATGATGTTACAATAGGTGTGTCACCGCCTGTAGCAAAAAATCCACAAATTATTCCCACTATGGTCGCAAATTATCAAAAGCTTGGCGTGATGGTAACTTCACCAGACAAACAGAGTGAATTAAAATTTGAAGATGAACAAGATTTGGCATTTTGTAGTAGAACTATTCGTTATACCCGAAGCCAAATTGTAGTATGTCCTTTAAAACAAAAAACAATTCTTGCCTTATTTGAGTGGGTATCACCCGTTACACGTGAGATAATTACACGTGTACGAGGAAGAGATGTTGTATGGACAACAAACCATCAAGTCGTTGATTCAATCAATAATGCACTCAATGAAGCATCACTCCATACGCCTTCACAATTTAAGAAATACCTTCTCATTGCAAAACGAATTGCAAGCCGAATGCGTGAAAAAGGAGTTCAACAATCAATAATCGACGGAATTGATATGCGAGATCACTTGACACGTGAGATATATACAGAGGGTATAATCTCAGGAAGAAACATTTTAAATAATTCTTTATATTCATTCAATAATATTGATCAAATACAAACAAATATGAGTGGTCACAACGATATTGTTCTTGTCGAAGAATGGTGTAACCATTATAAATTAAATAAGCCAGTAACACTGGCACACACTTTACCAATACCCACTGAGGGGAAAGAATCAAAATTTACTATGCTGATTGACTGGGAAGGCAATCCAACAAAATTTGTTGGTTGCGGACCCAATAAGAAAACAAGTAAACTTCACGCTTATCAGCAAGTTGTAGATCGCTATCAAATCACACCATTGATGGCTTCTTCTTCCCTCAGTGCGTTTTGCAATCTGCGCGTAAAAGAACACGGTGCAATCGAAATCCGATGTTACCGAAATTCTAATTATTACGTATATATTTCGGAACGAAAAACTCTAACATCAGTCGTTGGAATCAATCCAGTATTATCGATGGCTGTTTATCAAGCACGTTCCTCGTTCTTTAATTCTATCCAGTCATTCCCTGAATGTATAGAAATTTCACTTACTCCAAATGAAGACACAATTGAAACATTATTGGCGGCAACAAACGTCTTTGATAAGGCGTTTGAAGAAGCCCTAGCAAATAAAATAACTCCAGCGAGCGCCCTTACTAATGCGGAAAAAGATTATGCTGATCTCATTGGTACATCCGATGTAGATCAAATAAAATTATCATGTCTCGACAAAATCCCCTCTGGATATGAACATCCATCCTATACACGAGAAGATTACTATGAAGAGATGAGAGCTCAAAGAGCAAAAGCGGAGGCCAACCCAGAAATAGGTGTAATAAAACGATCACAACCAAAACTTTATGAACATGTCTTAAAGGAAAGACTGTTTTCGTACCCCTGCAAGAAGAAGGGTAAAAAGAAC